AACGGTGCTGCTGCCATTATATTCTACCTGTGCCTGGACGAGTACCCGATTGACTTACTACACTTTGTAATGCAATAAGTTCCCATTCAGTGATAGAGTCAGCCATAATAATAAACTGATGAAAGTCTTCGATACCTCCTGGATGTACCACTAACTTCCACGTAGGTCGTACTAACTTTCTAGCTGCATCAAACAGTGACCAGTCAGTAGCAATATCAGGAGCACCGTCTGTTTCTGGTACAGAGTTGATAGGTGTCACTTGCGTAGGGTCAGTGTCTATCTTCTTAACACTAACACCAAAGTTCTTGTAGTCACCGTTAGTGTGAAACACAAAGATAACTTGATGAATAGTTTTAACAGAAGGTAAGAACGATTGTGGTCTATCTGATGAAGCAAAGAGTGTTGGTGTAGTTACAAAACATTTGTACACGTACCCAAATACTTGTCCTGCCTCCGGTACGGGGTTTATAGTATCTGTAAGTATATCAAACTCTGTAGGTATACGTACATGGTCTGTATCGTACACAACTACAAGAGTTGTACCTATAGTAGTAGGATACACAAAGGCATTATCAGGGTCGTCAGATTCAATAAATAGTTGTTTACTGTTAAACTTTGTTACTTGAGTATCTACAGCAGACCCTACATCATTGACACCTACGTCAGGTATAGACCTGAATGGCATTTCCTGCATCTGACGAAACATTAAGTCAGTAACTTTAAGAGTGTCTACTACACTCACTTGGTCTATAGGATACGCAAAGGGATAAGATACAAGTCTACCATCTTTAACCATTATAATATAGTTGTCTGACAGGTCTAAAAACTTACCAGCACTACTGTGCCAGCAACCTGTGTAATCTGTAAACTTAGTCCACGCGTTTACGTCTTGCTTCCATAGTAGCAATGTATCAGCAGTGGTACTACCTTCACCTGCTACTGCTACATACACAGTATCCTCATTGGGAAGGAACGTCATCCACGCTACGGATATATTATTAGAATTCTTTAACTGGTCATTAACAGGTTCTGATAGTAGACTAACTCGCCAACCACCAGCCGCATCAAATGATTGAGACAGAAAGTATATACCACTACGTGATAAGAAAATTAAAGAGTTGTTAATAGCTACAACACACGACGCATTGACAGCACCAACACCTGCCACTTGCGTAACAAACTTTCTAGTAGGTGTTAGATTAGCATCACCACCCGTGATAAGATACACTGAGTTTAGTGTGAACGCAAAGAGTACACCGGATATGCTACGTATAGCTGTGATACCACCAGCATCAATAGAGTTTATATCTATGATTACAGCGTTAACATCTAGACCTTCCTGTTCAGCTACCTGAAAGTCTGTGTAAAAATCACCTACTACTGTAGTGTCCAATACACTAGATAGTACAATGCGCGTAGGGTTAAGGGGAAAGCCAGCGAAGACTAACCTGTTTTCGTGTGTTTCTACGTACTTAGGAAAACTACTATTTAAGAAGTTGGCATGTTCAGACAATCCATATACGGGCCACCATTGTCCTCTTTGTGCTCTGGTAAATGGTAAGCCTCCGGTGCTTAAAGCACCGTTACCAATGAAACTAGCAGCGTTGTTTAATGGTAGGTATGAAGAACGTATAACCCTTGCTACAGCACCAGTACGCAATCCTACCGACTCGGTAGCTGTAAACAAAACATAATCAATAGGTGTTACGTCAGAAGTAACAACACTTTGATTAATCATATTCTCAGTAGTAGCGCCATTGTAACTACTACCATACTCTGTTGATAATGTAGCACCGGGAGCAAAAGCAGAAATGTTTTCATCTACGAATACCGTGTAGCTCGAAGCTGGGAGAGGGTCACTTCCATTGAATCCAAATACAGACACACCCCTAATAAACGTAAGCTCACTGACGTCCGTTTCTGTGGGATTGACAGCCCCAAACGTAACGTGTGTAATGCCCGGTAAAACTCTTGATGTGTTATTCGCTGTTCTGAAAGAGCCTCCAGAGTATGTAAAATCTGATTCTGTTGTAGGAGGATTTGCATATACTTGTTCATTAGCACGCACCCCATTCTTGTAAAGTCTAATAGGTAAACGAGTTCTGTCAGTACGTAAAGTTTGAATACCGAGTATCAACTCTGCTGGGGTAACTACAGATAAGTCACTAGGCCCAGTGTTAAACCTACTCTGCATTTGACTCAGCTGAAAACCATAAAATAGTTTAGCTTCTGTGTACCATGTCCACCCTATGTATAGTATGTCAAACGTACCTAGTAGAGTTGACGTAAGTATAATTTGAGTACCATTAAATGAATACTCGCTAGGTTGCAATAGTACGCCATTACGAAACACTCTGATAGTGCCGTCTGTCATACTAAATTGAGCACTATTTTGAATGGTTAGTACAGCAGAAGCCGTCATGTTTATGACTTGACGTTCTGTAAATTGTAATTGTACAGGGGCATTTGTACCTGTAGCAATAACCACACGTGGTCTGTCACTGTTTAATACTGTAAACGAAGGGAATGCTGTGAGTGCCTCCATACTCCAAACATTCTCAAAGGATTCAATTAGTTCATGTTTAAGTATGTGTTCAGTAACCTCTGTGAATCTGTAAATTTCTAGTGTAGTACCTTGTTTTATAATTAGTAATGTTACGCCAAACTTGGTACGTAGTACATAAAAATGAGAATTACTAGCCACAGCAGGTAGTATTTCTTGAGTGCCATTTCTAGTATGTATGTTGTTGCGTCTGTTAATGTACACGTTCTCCATTGATGGAGAGTACCCATCAGGTACTGCCAAGGGAGAAACTTGTGTATACAGACCACCAGGAAACCCAGGTTTATAAAAGCCTGTCGAATAACCTGGTCTACGGTTACTATCTACCACTACGCAATACCACTTTGGTTACTACTGTTTTCCATTGAGTATCTAGCACGTACCTGAGACAAGTTCTGCTGATACAACTGCATAAATGAACCAGACAGTTGTGCTTCACCTGTGAGTTTCAAAGCTAACAAACCAGAACCGTAGTACCTTACAAGTCCTAATATATCAAAGGGTATCTCTGGTTCAAAGTCATCAGTCAAAGTTATGAATGGTATCATTCTAACATGAAACAGTATCTCGTTTCTTGTCACAGTATCTACAGGGTGTGGAGCAAAGGAAAAACTTCTGTGTCCAACCTTAGCATACTGCATAGGACGACCACCCATGCCTTCACTGTATCCATCAACAAAGTTATAATTAGCTAAAGCATTTGAGTAGAATGTATTGTCATCTACTCTAGGTATCACCCAGTTATTTGTGCGTACCATTAACACATCAATTGCGTTAGTGCTTATGGTAGCTACTTCATCCTGCCAGGACTCCGCGTTGATAACAGCCTTCATCCAAGACCAGTGATGATGGCTGCAAATTTCTGTCACAGCGTCACGTAAACAGCGAGCTACCACTGTACCTTGACGGTTGTTGCCTATGGTACTCAGACCATCTGCACCAACATTAAGCAGCATATCATTACAGATATCTAGAACATTTGCAGCCATACTGTCACCTACGCGATTAGACCTTCTTCGTCAGTGTTGATAATGAACATAGCAGTCGGGTCTACGGTTTTAATATCGTAGATTTGCTCTGTTTTATATCTTGTCTCACCGTAGTCACTAGCCCACCAGATTTCAATAGTAGGTGCCAGTGGCATGGCCATAGCGATAGCAGATTCGTGCATCACTATAGCGCTGTGATAACCAGGCAGAAGAAAAGTGTTAAGGTTGATAGGATACTTATCACTACCAGCTTGAGTCGGGTTGAAAGGACTACCTACCATACCAGGAGTAGGCACCAACTCACCGTCACCTACGCCGCCAGGTAAGTTTTCAGGGAAGTCACTGCCGCCTAGTGATATGCCTTCTAGGTCGTTACGACGAATGTTCTGGTTGAGAATAATCTTCATACCCATGAAGTTACCGACAATTGTACCAGACTTAATATCCGCCGTGTCACCTGCGTTACTGCCTGATGGCCCACACATGTTGGTGAGTTCAGGGTTGTTAGAGAACAGTGAGATAAACTGAGAAGGGCCGACGAACACACACAGGTCACTCAACGTGATGTTACGTAACATCATCGTTTCGGCTGCAATCCACAAGTCCGTAACATCCAGCGGTGAGGACGACGTTTGTTGGTTGTTGATAGGGTCATAGCTGATGGCCGTGACGCGCTCTCCTAACAAGGAATACTCAATTTCCTCGGTGAGTGCCTGTCCCATTTCTGGGGTGTATTCGGTTGCGATATCAATTTCCGCAAACATGTCCATCTTGTAATTGACCGAAAACGCAGCGTAAGTGTGACGGTCTACGACCATCTTGAACTCACCTTCTTTTCTGGTCTCAAACGTATAGGGAGAACCTGCGTACTTTTTGCGACTACGTAGCCGACCGATGTAGGGCTGTCGTAGCAAGTCACCTTTCTTGCCTTGAAACTGTTTCATCGTCACGTATTGCGCCATCGCAAAGGAACGATTACGGTAACGAATGACGGATGAAACCCAAACTTCTGGGGTATATGCAACAGCTTCTGGCCGTGCAATAACTCCGCCTTGACTTTGACTCGGGCCTGTGTAAGCAACCATGCTACTGTCCTAGGTCATTTATAAACTGTTTACTAGCCAACAGCTTCAGTCCTTTTGAGCGATAATCCTTATCTGACATATTAATGATATCACTCAACTTCATTAGGTCTGAATCAACCGCACCTGCTGGAGGTGTTGCTGTGGAACCTGGTAATGTACGAGTACCACTACTACCACCGTTACGTTTCTTGTAGATAGACCAAAGTTGTAGTATACCACCCGAACCTAACGCGTCAATACGTTGCTGTTGGGCTTCGGTCAGTCCTGAATAGACTCCACGAAGTGTAACTAATCTTTGCTCTACAACAGTGGAAAGTGTAGTGTTACCATCCATTGTCAGTTGCTGTACTTCAGGGTCGTTTGACCAAGCTACCTGTATATCGAGTCGTTGCTGCTGTGCCGCAACCTGATTTCTCAGTTGTGACAGTTGCTCGCCTGCTCGACTGGCCGCGTCAGTCATACTTTGATAATTGGTCATTGCCTCTTTAAGGTCAACTCCCACATACTTTTGAAACTGTTCTGAGAACGCTGTGAAACCTTCTTGTGTAGTAGGGTCAACAGGCGTGTCAGGTGTAGGTTCTGGAGTCTGAGGTTGCCCTTCAGGGATTTCTAACGCATCAATGTCATCACCGATACCACTAGCACCTAACTCAAGTTTTTGGTCAACTTCAGTGATTACACTAGGAGTATCAGTTACGGGTGCCGCTGGTTGTTGCTGTTGTTCAACAGGTACAACAGGGTCAGGTTCAGCAAAGAACAAAGCCTTATCATTCTGTATTGCTAGTCCACTCATTATGAAATACCTGTTAGTTGTTGTCTTACTTGCTCACTACTAGCTTCAAGTTGTCCTGAAGCGACTTGTGCTTGTAACGCCTGTTGACCTACTGCACCACCGGAGTATGCAGCAGCTTCATTCAAGGCTCCCATCATTGGGTCTTGCATCTGTTGATTAGGGTCAGGTGCTGGCGCGGGTGCTGCTTGTACTAACCGTTGAGCAGTGTCAGGTACAAAGTATTTAGCGAGTAACTGAGTAGCTTCATCCCAGTTAATACGCTGTGCCATCTGCTCATTACCTGCCGCTAAGTTTAGAAAGTCAATTAGCTGACGTGTCCTGTACTCTTTGTCGGCAACGTTGTTAGCACCTACAGTGATAAACTCTACGTCCTGATTAAATGCTTCACCACGAATAACAAAGTAGTTACCCTCTGGTGAATACACTACTGCTTCTAACGCTTTAGCAAAATTGCGAAGGTAATAATAGTATCCACAGAGCAAAGGTAACAACACTGTAGTTTCAACATCAGCAAACACGTCAGTCAACCTGTTACCGCCTGCTTCACGTTGAGCAGATATCTCAGCAGCGGTAACTCTATCACCAGACCTACCAGCGTTGACTCCGATGTAGGGGCCAGTGCCTATAGCCTTGTCAATAGTCTGGTCGATAAGTGACATTTCACTCAGAGCCACGTTACTCATAGGGAACGAGATAGGGTTAATGGAACCCTTCTGAGTAACCATTATCTTTTGACCAGGTTTGACAACTACTTTCTCAGGTTCTAATACCTGTCCCTCCACTATCTCTAACATAACATCACTTGAAATTGCTACGTTATCAGCGTGACGAGAAGTTAGAATATCTTTGTAGTAGAGTTGTGAAGCAATAGGTTGAATAGCTCCTATACCATACGGTGACTTGCTAAGTTGAATGTAACTACCTATTACAAAGGGTTTACGTTCAAATGGATTGCGTTCAATGCCTAGTAATTTGTCACCTGTGAATGTGGCACGTACATTGATAAGCATCTTGTCTTCGACAATAATATTGCCCCAATACTCGTACACATCATGGTAATAACGTGCTTCACTTTGGTTTCCTGCCTGTACTCCCATGAGTTGGTTAAGATTATCTTGTACCTTCCTGTCGTGACCAAACATGCCGCGACTAGGTGCAGCAGTTAAGTCTTCAAAATCTTTAACTTCAGCTACGTTAAAGTATTCATCTTTAATAAGTGTTAGTAGCTGTACTCTAGATACAGTATACTTACGAATCATATTGGCTTCGTTAGGGTCTTGCTGTTCCGGGTCTAGGTAAAAACTATAGCAAGGCATAACGTCAAGCTTAAGTGACGTACCTACTAATGGGAACGCAATACCAGCAGTACCGGCTATACATAACTCACGAAGGAATATACGAAACTTACGTTTAACGCCAGCATCACTCAGAGTTTTAGATAAGTAAAATTTAATAACGTCTAACTGTTCCTGAAAGTTAGGGTCATACATAGGTGTCTGAGGACGCAAATCAAACCAAAACTCGTTTGGAAAGAACGCACTCATCATCCACGATACAATCGTTTCAACAGTTTCAAAAGCTTTAGGTGTCTTTAACCTATGTCGCCACTGAGTGTTTACATCACCGACAATTCGTTTAGACACACTGCTACTAACCCTAGCAGCAGCAGCAGGAGTAGTGATATACGACGCATAATAATCATCCCATAAAGATTCTAATGGTTGACGAGCAGCTTGATAGTTCTTACGTAACTCAATAAGTCGCGCTAGTATTAAGTTAGTATCCATAGTGCTGGAACTACTACCACCGACTACTGTAATTTCAGAAATGTCTACGTTACGCTGCATAAGTGACACCTCCATAAATGCGTTCAGGTTCATCCATACGTACACCACCAAAGGGTAGCACGTTGGAGTGCTGAAGTGGTGTAATAACTGACCTGTTTCTTTTGCTACTCACCGCAAGTTCTTCTAGTATCGCCAGTACATCAGGCCCGTCATCCTTTGTAGTACCTTTGCCAAAGAACATAAACTGTTTCTTTAAGTCTTGATTACGTGATGCTGCCAGGGGTAAATTCAGCATACCGTTAAACACCAAAGGTGACAGAGTAACCTCAATGCGTTGTGCTTTACTTTCAGCATTAGCACCCATAGGTGGACTATACGACTTCACAGAAATAGGTCTGTACTTTTCTCTGTCTAGTACCCACATTTGCTGAATGGTATGCTCTAACACTTTGAACCCGCCTACCATTTCAATGTTAGCTACAAACAAGTTCCACTTGTTTATTAGCTCGTACATTTTATCTAACCAAACACGGGGAGTCTCTTTCTTCATCCAAAAGTCACAGACCCACAACCCCGTAGGAGTACGACCACCGACTGCTATGGCGCAGAAGTCTGACGTAGTTGTGGCAGTGGCGGTAGGGTCGATGACAAGTATCGGCTTAAACTCGGCAATAATTGTATGGTCATGAGCGTACACTTCAACCCATCCATCGTCACACAGTTTGTAGTTGTCGGGATGGATGTAATTAATTTTGTCCCATTCAAATACTGAGTTTTCTGGTGATACAATACGATTAAGATACTGAGAATAGAATCTACGTAATCCTGTTGCTCCATAACGTTTCTCAAATTGTGCCTTGGTTTGTTCCTCTAGTGTCTCATTCCACTTCTCAGGCCAAAGGTATCCATCTTCGTTATCTGTACCATTAGCATAAATGTTACGTTGACGTACTTCATAGCCTAACGCATCATAGTGCTCAAGTATGTGACCGTAAAAGTCTAGGTCATCATAGCGAGTACCTAGAACAGTTTGTCTACCACCAGATATACACCAACGGGCAGCTTTGTTAAAGTCAGCACCAAGCGTAGCTTGAAGCCTGGTGGTAAGTTCGATATCCACATAAGGTGGGTCGAGTACAGACTCAATGTCAAAGATGAAAGCAAAGACTTTGTTAATCTTTTCTTCACTGGAGCTATTGTCGTAAGTGTGAACGTCATCAAATATCACTTCGTCAAAGTGAAAACCAGTTGATGCCTGTCCGACTGAACCAGCCGTAATAGTGGGTTCTTTGTATGAACGAGTTCTGATAACCTGAATAGCTTCTGCCCGCCACACTTTCTTTTTATCAGCACCACCCGGTAACTGGTCACCAAACTCGTCAGCTAAGTCTCTAACTAATTGGCGACGTTGCTTACCCATAGAGTCCATCGAAGGAATCATAGGGCCAGTGAAGTGTGGTCTATCGTTCCATACGTGCTCTATATTAAAGTCATCTACAAGGTAATCTTCGACTTCACGTATAAACGCTTTGGAAAGTTTCAGAGACTCAGTACCTACAAACCCACGCCAGTTAGGGTTTTGATACATTCTCCAAAGGGTATAACCAACGCAGTGAAGGGTACTTTTTAAGTGACCACGTGGTTCAAGTACCATTTGACGTAGCTTAGCACCAGACCGATACTTCCACGCTACACCGTCACGGTGACATTCAGAGAATGACAGTGGCCCACCATGAAAGTTAATTATCTCAATAAACTTCCAGTAGTCCCATAGGGCTTGTAGCTTGTCAGTGTACGTAGGTATCTCACGTGTACGTGCCGCTGCTGAGGTAGACAAGTTAATAGACAACATCGCACGAATGTCATCATCAAGCTCTACGGTTTCGAGTAAGCCCTCAACTAACCTACGTTCATCAGCTAGTACAGCAGCGCGTGTAGTATCACGAACAAATTTATTTGCAGACACAGAAACTACCGCGTCTGTTTTGTCAGGCACAGCAGCAGTAGATGACTTTACGTATTGTGCAAATAAATCGTTAATGTCCATTAAAACCTAGTAGTAATTTCTTTGTCTTCTGGAATGTACCAAAGGTAAAACTCTTTTAGTCTCCACCAAACAAACCGTGGTGTCTGAATTAGTCTATAGTCTGTGTTAAAATCAAAGGTGTTACCTAAGTAATACTTTGGGTATCCCTGTTCAAGTAACTTGGCATTTATCTCGTAAAGTTTCTT